GGTCAATACTGCTCTCACCGTTACTGGAGTTGGCAATTACGCCAATCCCGATGTCCTTACTTCTGTTAGGACTACCATCGCTCCTGTAATTTCAGAGGCTTATGCAGAGCTTGAGATAGGATCTGTTGTAATAACTATAAATAGAGGCTTGGGTACTCAAACTATTTATACAGATAACATTGCAACTCCTGGCGTATTAACAATGACTCCTGGAGGCACTTATACCATATCTTCAGGTTCTGTTACGTATTGTGCCGGTTTTCCTCCAACCTCCCCAATTTCTCTAACATTCACTGTCGCCCCTGGAGCTGGAGCTACTGTTGATATAAACTGCGCTTATTATCCAGCTCTTCCAGTGATGGGTATAAGGAGCTACGAAAGAGAAAACATCAATATTGAGCAAACGATTGTCTTTGATCAAAAATATGCCTATTCATGGGACTACGGAAACAACAGGTTTAATGAACTAACTGTTGCAGGAACAACATGGCAGGGTGGGAATGATAAACTATTCTGGACTACGAATTATTGGCAAGCTGGGGCAAACAATATTTTCTGGGCATGTAATTTTAATCCTCAACCACTTCTTCCTGGTTTTGGAGATCCAATAAGATATTATGATGGAACTACCTGGACAACGTTTAACCCGGCTATAGACGCATTGGGTGGATTACTACAACAATGTCGAGCCCTTCTTCCGTTTAAGGGTAGACTCTTTGCTTTTAATACGTGGGAAGGGGTCTCCCTTGATACATCTGTGAATTTTCCTCGTCGTATCAGGTATTCAGCAGTAGGACAAAATCCCACAATCCTTGCTACTTCATGGCTTACGACTCCTGGTGCTGGTGGATTTTTTGACATACCAACAGACGAGGATATAGTTTCTGTTGAATCTTTAAAAGACGTGATCCTTGTCAAATGCGAAAGATCGAGTTATAAATTAGTTTATACAGGAAATCAGACTGACCCCGCCATATATCAAAAGATAAATACAGTCTTTGGAGCTCAGTCAACATTCAGTTTAGTTCCATTTGATGATGGCGTCTTTGCCATAGGGAGTTTGGGGATCACAACTGATGACACCACGTCAGTTGAACGTATAGATGTAAAAATCCCTGATCAAGTATTCAATATTCAAACCCATCCAGAAAAAGCATACGGCATAAGAGATTTCGTGAAAGAGCTTGTTTATTGGGCGTTTACCGATAAGAATTTGCACCAGAATCCAACCTCAGATATATTCAATAATCAAGTTCTTGTATTTAATTATAGAAACGAGAGTTTTGCTAAATTCAACGACTCTTACACTGCTTTTGGTTACTTCCAGGTTCAAAATCCTGATTATGGATTTTATCCTGCTAGTGTCATTCCAAACGAGACGAATGTGGCTGCTGGAAATCAACAAGGATTTGTTGGGCTTGTTCAAAAGAAAGCGGCTCCGCAATCTGTTTTGAATGATGAATCTCTTGCTATAACGAATGTGGCTCCAACGGGTGGCGGTGGGGCGGTAATCCTGACGGTTCCAAATCATAATTTCACAGCAACAGGACAATATTGGGTAAGAATAGATGGTATTGTTGGAACTGGTCCAAATAATCCTTCTTCATTGAATTATGACGCAACCACGAATCCAGTTATGTATCACGTTCAAAACGAGAATTCGGCAATTAATTTTGGCCTAGAAAGATGGAATCAAAACACGTATGTCTTTGATAACGTTCAGCTTGGTTTTGGGGGAACGTATCTCGGAGGAGGTCGAGTAACAGTGGTCCAAAATTTCGATATCAAAACTAAGGTTTTTTCTCCATTCTATGAGCAGGGACAACAGTTAAGGGCTGGATATGTGGATTTCTTGACCGATACTACGACATATAGTCCAGATCCGACAGAAAGCGGTCAATGTGCATGTTTTGAATACATAAATGAAGGCCCAGTTGCTATAAATAATTCAAACGTAGCAAATACAAGTTCTGGAATTATGGGGAACAATACTGTATTAACGTCAGCTGAAAACATAGCGCTCATTCCTCAGCAGGCCAATCAAGCCAAAATTTGGCATAGATTCTATTTACCTACTATCGAACAAAACTTCCAATTAGAACTCTTGATGACAAATCAGCAAATGTCCTCACAGATTATCAACGACAATGATTATGTCCTTCACGCTATGACCCTTTACGTCAATCCAACGGGAAGGATGATACAATGACAGCCTCTTTTCTACCAACATACCGAGATTTTCCTGTATCTAAACCTGAAGAACTTGAGAGAGTTCTCGTTCAATCTTATATTGAGATTGCGCAAGCAGCAAATGTTAAGGAAAATTCCCAATACCAAACTGTGGAAACTGTTAATGGACAACAGTTTTATGGGATATTGACGACTGATCAAACTAGATTTGTATACAGAAAATGCTTCCAGCTAGGTGCGATAGTTGCAGGAACAACTGTTAACATCGCTCATGGCATCGCTCCATTGGTTGGATTCGCGAATATGTATGGGACGGTTGCCACCAGTTCTGGAGATTGGCGACCAATTCCCTATGTCCCCACCGTAACTGAGTACATAACCTTCGTCGTCACGACCACGAACATAATTATAGCCGTGAGCGCCACTAGCCCCAGCGTAACTTCTGGGTTAATCGTTCTAGAATATTTCAAGAGTTAAGGTAAAATAATTTCTTGTCTGCTAAGATGCAGAAAAAATGAGGTAATTATATGGCACATCATGGACATCATGAAAAAGTTCATGAAACAAAACTAAAACCTGGCCACAAATATCCTAGGGTAGCTCAGGTTGGGATTCTCTCTAAAAAGCAAAAGAAAGCTCAAAGCAAACTCATGGAGAGAGTTAAACCGGGCAAGTTTAAAACTCCAGCGTTTATGAAACAGGGATTAGGGTTTCTAGGCGGGGCTATGAAACATGGAGCGCCAATCTCTCCAATCGAAGGGACTGGCCAGACATTCTTGCAGGGACTTCTAGGACGGTCTCCAGAAGAGCATTTAAGAGATTTCGAAGCTCCCTATTTAAGGAGGTTTCAAGAGGAAATAGCTCCAGGAATCGCTGAAAAGTATGGTGGAGCTGGAATGCTAAGCGGCTCTGGGTTCCAAAACGCTATGATGGGCGCTGGGGCTGGATTAACAGAAAATCTCGCCTCTTTAAAAGCAAACCTCATCAACCAACTTTTAGGTCAACAGATTCAAGGGGCTAATGTGGGCCTAGGTTATGCTCAATTGCCAGGCCAACGATTTGGACAACAGCTTGAGGCTGCGAACATGGGGATACCGCTCAGTATGAGACCTCAAGAGGCGCAAACCCAGATGAACCAATATGCTCAAGGACTGAGAGCTCAGCAACTTGGTGGAGTTATGGGGCAGCCAGGATTTCAGAATATCGGAGTTCCTCCACAACCCCGACAGCCTGGATTCTGGGGTGGGCTGGCTGGTGGCGGTGGTGGCGGTGGATTGGCAGGAGTCCTTGGTGGACTTGGCGGAATAGCTCCAGGTCTTCTTGCTGGTGGGCATCCTGATATAGGAGGGGCTGTTACTGGGGCTCTTGGTGGCGCCGCAGCGGGAACGGCTGTTCTGCCTGGAATTGGAACTGGTATAGGTGCATTATGGGGTGGCTTACATGGGTTATTTAATGGTGGAGGTGGCGGTGGTGGCGGTGGTGGGGCACATTCGCAAATAAGCGCTCCTGAAACATCTCCTGGATTTTTTTAAAGGATAAAGTATGTCAATAAGTTGGATGCCTAAAGAATATGTAGAACGACGGCCTAGGACGAGTTATCTGATGGGTCAGGGGCTTGGGCAGGCGCTTGGCAAGGCGAGCGATTTGTACCTCCAGAATAAGGTGCAGGGATATTTTGATGAGCAGAAAGAGGCTCGGCTAGGAGAAAAACAGAAAATATCTGGCACTGCATTAGCAAATGCGTTAGGGATGCCAGAAAAGGCAAATTATATTTCTCAACTTCCAATAGCGATGCAACAGGCATTAATCAAGCCAAAGAAACAAGGAGGAGCTGGAGGATTAAGTATAGCTGGCCCAGATTACACGTCGTCATTTTCTGGAATAGGCGGCCCTCCAAAAGAACAGCCAGTTAAAACAACGAATGTCGTTCCTGGATTGCCACCAGAAAGGGGAGTTGCAGCGGAGCAGAATAAAGCCTATCAGACTGAAGCGGAGGCATTACGTCCTCAAGAATCTTCTGCACTAGGAGCAGGTGGTATTGAAGCTCCAGAAGCTCAAGAACCGGTGACAATGGAAGACAAGCTTAGAAATGATTGGCAAAATAAACAGGACGAGATTGATGCCCTACATAATGCTCTTTTGCAACAACATCCAGAACATGCAGAATCTATAAATGATGCTTACAATGCTGCTACAAAGCAAAATAGTGACAAGAACGATAGGTTGATGAAAAATTATCAAAATCAAATCAATCGAGAATCAGAGAGCATAAAAGCTCAGGATACAGCGACGAGAAAAGATATCGATACTACAAATGCAAAGGCAGAATCTGCTAAAGAAATGGTTGAAGTTCTTGATGGAATGGAAGAAGTAATAGACGAAGGATATACTGGTCCGCTTGGAGGAGTTAAATCTTTCTTTAATCCAGAAAAAAGAATTGAAGCAAGAAATAAGATTGAAACATTAAGACTCGCATTGCTAAACATTCACAGAACGGCTCTTGCAAAAGGTATAACGTCGACAGAATTTCCTTTTTATGAGGATATACTTCCAAACGTTGAATATACTGAAGCAGCAAATAGAGCTAAATTAGACGCTTACAGATTACAACTTGGGCATTATATTCAGAGACAAAAAGTATATGACTCAATCCAGAAGCCAGACGGTTCGTTTCCTAAAGATGCTTCTAAGATGGTAAACCAACTCATGGCAGAATCAAAAAAAGATGTTAAAAAAACTGTCAGAGAGGCAAGAAAACAAAATCCCAAAATTCAGAATTCGATCGAAGGGGCAAAAGAGAACGATCAATTTTCTGCTCTTCCATCAGACGCAAAAGAGGGCGATCGATTTAAGACAAAGAATGGGCAGATAGTCAGAATGACGAATGGAAACTGGAAAATAGTAGGTTAATGATGTCTTTTACATATCTCGGAAATGATCTAGATGAAGACAAAAAAAGATTTGGTCGAGGGAATATCGATCTGACAAATAGGCCTAAGGTTGTTAATCCAGATGGATCAATAAGTACGGTCAGATCCATGTCTTTCAATTTTGATGGAAAAGAAGTTCTTTTACCTACAATTAGCGATGAGGGAAAAAATCTTTCGCCTGAAGAAGCACAAGAACAATTTAGAAGAACAGGTAAGCATTTAGGTATATTCGACAGTCCTGAAGAAGCCACGAAGTATGCAAAACAACTGCATAAAGATCAGGAAAAAATGTTGGAAAAATCCAAAAATAGTGAAGCAGCCTTTACATATCTTGGAAATGATATAGCGGGCAAATCTGAAGAAGAATCAGCGACAAAATCTGCTACTCGATATGGACTTCAAATAGCTAAGGCAGCTCCATTAGCCATAAGAGGCGTGCCTGCTGCAAATCTAGCTCTTTCTATGCTGACCGGTGGCAAACTCAATGAAGAAGAAATCCCAGAAGAATATCAACGTCCACCATTAGGATATATTGGAGAGGCTCCAGAGACGCCTAAAAGAGCTCCAAAACCTCCTTCTGAGCAAATGGCGAATCCTTTAGGCGAACTTTATCAACACATTGAAGAAAAAACAGGATTGCCCTTAACGCCAAAGACGCCAAGTCAGAAAGTTCTTAGTATAGCTGCTGATGCACGTTCAATGTCTCCGGGAAGCCCAACTTTCAAAAATATCATTGGTATAACTGCTGCGGAAATTTATTCAAAAGCAACAGAGATGGGTATTCCAGAAGATGCCGCTGCCAATTTATCAATGCTGACCTCTCAGTCGATTGCTCGTAGTGGTGTGGAAAGATATTATCCAAAAAATCAGCCAAAAAGAAAGGAAATCACTCAACAAAAGCCTCCTTCTACTGAACAACCTATGGAACCAGAAACTATCACATCTATTCAAAAGGAGAAAACTTCAACAGAAAATCTTCCAGAATTAGAAGGAACTAAAATCATTGCTCCCAAAGAAAAAGGAGAACTCATTCGTAAGAATTTACCTCAAATCTCGGCCGAACCTCAAACTCAAACTCCAGTTAAACATGAACTTCCTCCTGAAATTGAAGCGCCGAAATTTACTCCTTTTATTCCGGCTAAAGTCAATGTTCCAAATGCAGAAGATACCATACATCAGCCAAAATCTTTGAATAATGATATAGGAAATATTTTCATAAATAGAAAGCCTCAATCCTCTACAAAATACGGGGATTACCTTGTCAAAACAATCGCTGATGCAGAAATTCCAGTTAGAAACCGTATAAATGAAGCCTATGATATGGCTAGATATCTACGTCAAGGGCAAGAATCTGCACCTACCGAGTTTGCAAGCTATGTCCAGGATAGGATTAGAGAAATTGAAAACATAAATGAAAATCTTCGAACACAAGTACAGAAGAAGGCTTTAACGGTACTAAGAGGATTTCTGGAAGACGTTACAGAAATCGATCCTGTAACAGGAGATGTTTTGTTTGTAAGAGAAGTTCCAGACGATTATTTCTACAATATCAGGCCAAGCATAAGCGAAATGGCAGATTTCGAATTTGTCAATCCTTCTGGCAAAAAACCATCAACCGGAGAATTCAAACGGCTTATAAAAAATATTGACGATCATTTAGAGACATCCGCTATTGCTTCTGAGAATCCAGAAGCACATGAAGCTGTTCGCTATGCCAACAATCTTTATCAGAGAACATGGGCTGAGCCTTTTCAAAATGTAAAGATCCTTCCATATCGAAGTACAGAAAAAAACATTAATCATTCAGAACTTTATAATAAAACTTCGAATATTGATACATTTAGAGCGGTCCAGCCCATTCTTCGTTCCATGCATAGCTCTGAAGGCAGAAATATGGAACAGATTCTGAAAAGAGACATGGTGGCTTCTGCTCTTAAGGCATACATTGAAGATCCTACAAAAATTGATTCTATTGACTTTGAGAAATCGATGAGAGAGCTTTCTCCTATTCTTTCGAAAGAAGAATTGGATAGGGTAAAAGATATTCTTGAACAAAGATCTCAAGCAATCCTTGGAGAAAGAGCTCGTGTAGAAAGAGAAACGCAAAAACAAAAAAGAGCTAATCTCATAGCCAGAGAAGAACATAGAGCAAAAGAAAAGTCATTGACAGTTGAATATCAAGCAAAAAAATCTCATAGGGCAAGAGAAATTCAAAAAATAAAAGAATCAGAGAAAAAAGAAAATCTAGAGTTAAAAGAAAAACATGAAAAACAAGTTGAGTCCCATAAGATTTCAACTTATAAGCTTAAAAAGCTTCATGCGATGACAGACGAGCAATTAGCCGATCATGCCGCGTCTTCTGTCACTGGCCTTAGAGACTTCGAAGCAATCCTTCCACAGGAGACATATGAAACCATCAAGGCTGCCACTGCTGGACAAATCCTGTACTCAGGAAAACATACCCCTCCTTCTCCAGAAAAGATCCTAGAAATATTGAGTGATGTAAAAAAACGAGAAATTCTTATTGAAGCTATGGGAGCAAAAAATGTCCATGGATTACAAGAATCATCTAAGCTTATGATTCGAATAGCAAAGAAAAAGATTTTAGAGAAAATGACCGAGGAACAATTTAAAAAATTAATGCCATATAAAGATTTTCTGGAAAAGAAATTTAACAATCCAGAAGAAGTTTATAATGAGATCATTTCAGGTGTTGAACATCCTGGTACATATTTCTTTAAAAAACTTGGAGAATTTTTTAAACATAAACAAAGTCAAAAAGAACTGGAAACAGAATATAGAGAATTGCTTAAGGCTCTTCAGGAGGTTGAGAACTCGTTAGAGTAGAGCGCATCAATCTTGGGAGTGCCCAGAATATCAAAACGATAATACCAACAGTTTGTATAACTGTAAACACTGTTTGTATAGCTGAAAACATATTATTTATCCTTTGAATATGGACCATTGGAAAACATAATTTCAAATCAGAAGACTAATGATTAGATTTCCAGCTACTACGGCCTTCCATAGACGCTATAATAATAAATCCTATTATAAAAACAAATGCCCAAAACTCATTCATCATATTATTTATCCTTATTTAGTCTCGCTTCTTATTCTCTTCCAATACACAAAGCCTACCGTGGAAATCCTTCATCTCCTGATACGTCTCTCTATGTATCGATGAGATAAGATCTTCCAACCTCCTGGTGTCATCCCTAGCTTCTGACCTACTCCATAAGAACAGTCCCGAGATCGTGATCGATATAACTATAAGCTCAAGGATTTGAACCCTGATTTGACCCTTATATTCGTCTTTCACCTCTGCACCTCAATCTTCTTTCTCTCTTCTATAGCGCAAAGCTTTCCGTGAAAGTCTTTTATCTCTTGGTATATAGCCTCAATTTGCCTATTTGCATTCTGAGCATTTGAATCGATCTTTTTATCTATGTGAAAGAAAAATCCAATCACTATTCCGAATATCGCCACAATTAGGGCAAGGTTGGCGCCCATTATAGCCAAGACAGCCTGTACAAGTGTAAATTCCATAGCTACCTCTCTTTTCTCATCACCAAATATAGCAACCCGCACCACATTAATACAAGAGCAATCTCAGCACCCACTACTACGGCCATCTTTAGCCTCCAGTTTTTTGTTTAAGAGCCTTATCTCTAGCTCAGTCATCCTTCTATACTGCCTCATTTCATTTTCCTCCACTCCAATCCAACTCTTCATGACATAAAATCCTATTCCAAGACACGAAATATTGACTAAAGACAAAATTCCAGAGAATAAAGAATCCATATCGTGGCCCTCCTTTGAGCCTAACTTCATCATATCTATGTAAATAATTTTTGACACAACTTCCTATTCGTGGTATTGTAAAGAAAAATTACCAAATAACTAATAGGAGCACGTATGGTAAAGCATCTTCAAGGTACAGCAGAATCCCTTTATGGGTTTCCTCAACCCGTTGCCAACCAATTTCCAACCCCAATCCCAGCCCGTCGGGATCCTTCGACATCTGACACTGGATACATCATTGGCCAGGTTTGGATCAACAAACTCGCTGGTACGGCATGGGCACTGGTCTCCAATAGCGGCGGCGTAGCTACATGGCTAAGCATCGGTGGGACTCTTACCCCAACCGTCGCCAACATCACAGCCACGAACTTCATCACAGCCGCCGTCACTACTGGTACCACCTTGAACAGCAATATCTGGTCTGGGACTGGGACGAACGCAGCCATCAACCTGGTCATGACGCCAAAGGGCACAGGCAACGTCACAGTGACTTCAGGAGCCGTTTCTTTGACCAATGGGAACCTTCTGTTGAACACTGTTGGGAATGGAATTCAGATCAAGGAAGGGGCTAACGCTCGCATGGGCACAACAGCAGCCATGACCGCCGGAACCATAACAGTGGTAAACACGTCTGTAACAGCGAATACGGTGATTTTCCTATCTCTTGCTACTGCGGGAGGTACAACAGGCGCTCTAAGTTCTGTTCCTACTGCTGGTGTAGGGTTTGTCATAAACTCATCTTCTGCAACTGACACATCAACAGTGAACTATCTACTCATCGAAGCACTTTAACCTTAAGGACAGGTCATGAGCTCATTAGGTGTTAGAGTATTTTACGAGGCGTTGAGGTCTATCGATTCCTCGACATTCACCGGGGTCTACCAGGCTCTTGGGACTCCTCTTCTGCACAACCCGTTTTTGATCAAGATGGTCAATGCCTCAACAGTCCCAGTGACTGTATCTGTTGATGGCGTCGTAGACCACGATATCTGCCCCGCAGTCTCGTTCTTCCTGTACGACGAGACATCTAACTCAAGCAGAGAAGGTGGGCTTACAGTGGCCAAGGGAACGCAGTTCTGGGTCAAGGGCGCAGCAGGCGTAGGAAGCGTCTACCTCGTCGTCCAATATGCAGGAGGGTAGCGTATGTCACAAGCTGGGTTAGCTAGCACGAATGGCATGCCAACGCCAACTACCTACGTAACAAATGCAGGAAATGCCGTTCCTGTTGCAAATATCCTTAATGTTCTTGGAGCAGGTGGCGTCACTACTTCTGGAGCAGGAGGAACGATAACAATAACGTCAAGTGGTGGGATAACAGGAAGTGGTCAAACCATAGGCGCTGTGACCGTTGACTTGATAACGATAAATCTAGGTGCAGTGGCAACAACTTACACAATTGAAGCGAAGATTGCGGGGTTTAATTCAGCAACTCCTGCTGGATGTGGATACAACTTGATCTGTGTCGCTAGGACGACAGGCGCCGCAGCGTCAATTGTGGGCGTTCAGGATAAGTATGTAGCAGAGGATGCTGCGTTGGTCGCTTGCGATGCAAACTTTGTCGCTTCTGGGAACACTATCATCGTACGAGCATTGGGTGTAGTCGGCCTCACAGTAAATTGGAATTCATCAACAATACAAGTAAAGGTATAGTATGCCTGGTTTTGATAATAACGTAGTCTATGCTAATAACGTGGACTTTA